TGCGGCGGCAACCGACATCTGCTTGGACAGACCTGCATCCCGCAAGGCTTCTTCCAATACTTTTAAATCAGCAGAGCCATCAGGTCGGAAATATTCCAACTTTTTGATTTCTGCCTTCATGTTATTTGGGTGCATGACAACGCTAGTCTCACGCAAACCACCTTTGGTAATCTGAAAATAGCCTTCGTCATATAAATCACTAGAACCCATCGTCATTGCTTTGCCATCAGCATCGACCATTTGATATTCTTCAGCGAAAGCGCCGACAGAAACCCCGCCAAACATATTGGGCGACTCTTTCATGACTTGGTACAAGTCAGAGCCAGTTGTGGTGTTCAGATACAGGCGACCAGAAGCATTCATGCCCTCGTCATCCATTTCAATGCTTGTCCATTCGCCAACAGGAATGGCATCAGCATTGTGGTTCACGTACATAGGCAATGGTCGGCCCATTTGAGCAAACTCTTTGGCCCATTGCATAAAGCCTTCTGGCTTATAAAAGAACTTACGGCCATCAGCGCCTTCACGCGCACCCCAAGTCGTAATGCGAGCCTCAATCTGTCCAGACGCTTCGCCGTTGTCGGCTTTTTCGTTGAGATTCAGCTTGGCTTCGCAGATAAGATTCAATGTCTTCATTGATTGCCCCTAAAGCAATTGATTGGTTATTGTCCTGTATTTTAGGGGGTTGCCCTAGAAGTACAGGCAACTGTTTTGTAGGTCGTTTAACCTGTTTGGCTAATGCTACCAGATATTGTGTATCAGTACGCATAATATATCAAGTTGTGCCAATGTTCATTTTCTTGGTCTGATTGCCACCGCCACCACCAGTATCTTGGCTGCTTGAGCCGGGTATAGGTTCAGCGTCTTTTGCATCCTTTACCAGTTCATCTCCACCCTCCATAGATGGCAGATTCATGTAGTTACGGGCTTCGTTAGGTGTCATGATGCCACCCTTCACGCCAGCAGTGGCAAAGTTCATCTGATCCAAAGGCGCACCCTTTAGAAAATCCTTAGTATCAAACTCAACGCAAAGACTTGGGTAGCCATCAAACAAATGTTGCGTCAACTTCTGTTGAATGTTAACAATTGTCGGGTACATAGTTGACTTATAAAACTCGTCCAACTGCGTTTGAGTGTTGTTGAATTTGCTGTCAGAAATACCAACCATAGAAGGCGGTACACCAAACAAACCACAGATGCGGCGCATTGTCTGAGCCTTCAAAGCAGCAGCGTCAGTGTCTTGCAGGGTCAGCATCTCAAGTTTCTGGTACTTCATGCCTTGATCCAGCAACATACCCTGACCCGGCTTGCTTGGGTCACTGGTCTTGCTGCCTGTCATGTTGTTCCACGCCTCTTTCAGACGGGCTGCAATCTCTTTGTACTTGCCATCAGGAATAACCTGATCGGTTACAAACATGCCAGATGGCTTTGCGCCGTTCTGCATGACAAAGTTAGCGTACAGGTCAATGTCTTGGTCAAGGCCAACCAACTCAGTCGCCAAAATAGCCTTGTTGAAACCAGCAGAGCCTTGCCACGCCATTTCCTTTGTGTGCATCACTTGGAAATACTTAAAGTCATGGTCTTTGTTAAAACCATAGCTAGGAGTAGACAGCCGGAATGTCGGATAGCGTGTCGGTGTGATGGTCACAGCAATCAGCGTTGAATCCAACACATACATTTCCAATGGTGTCTCAGTAGAACTGTTCTGGTCCTTCCTCCACCACAGGGTAAAGGCTTCGCCTGACAGTTCATACCACATCAGCCATTGATACCAGAACTCGTATTTGCTCTGGAAGTTATTTGGGTTGCCTAACAGCTTGGCAACTTGCTTTGCTTTGGCTTTATCTCGCGCACCAACGCCTTTATCTCTGACAGCATCAACCACCCTGCCATCTGCCATTTCGCAGCAAATCTTGATCGGCAACTGCGCCAAAGCACGGGCTTTTACACCCACGCAAGACATGATTGTGCTGTTTCGGGTCAGCACAGACATATCCACAGGGCGTCCAGCCGTGGTCGTGCTGGCCGTGGTCACATAGAGGATTTGGGTGTTTACATGGCCGCGCTTGTCACTGCCCTGATAAATTACGGAATTTCCTAGAGCCGTTTGACCAAATAGCGTGTTTGACGAATTGTCATCCACTTTTTTCTTGAAGATGTCAAAGATTTTCATGCTATTTCCTTTGGAACAAACGACCATCCGTCTTTTGGTGGGTAAGTATACTTTACTCCGTTAACAATGCAAATGTTGCCATGACAGCGCACCCTGATAGCTTTTTCGGTGCAATTGTTGGCTTTTGCAGCAAAACCGATTGATTCATAAACGCCATTTGGTGTTACATAAAACCCAACAAAATTTATGTTTTTTTGACCTATAACTTTATTTTTTTCTAACGCAAAACCGGTAAGTAACCCATTATCAAGTCTTTTCTTTATACTTTTTTTACGTTTTTCCACCGTTTCTGGACTTTGTTTTTTGCCTAAGTTAACTTGACGCAACTTTTCCTTGTGCGACTCTGTTTTGGGAACTCCAAGATTGACATGGCTGCCAGATACGCCACCACCACCATCCGTAACGTTAGCCAATGTGCCTGTTTCTTTGTAATGCTTGATTAGCTGCTTCTCAAGTTCAAATGCCTGATCTTCAGTTAGCTTATCAGCGTGTATTTGCACGACAAAGCCGTGATAAGCAACAATGTACTTCCAGTGCCTATTGCGTAGATTTCGGCTCCATGCTCTTTTGCCTGTGCCTTTACCAACATAGAAAACTTCTCCACTTGGCTTTAAGTGAAGGTAAACGTAAAAGCGATTAGAATCAGAATTGCTCATGCTGCTGTTGCTCTTTAACAGTGATTTGAGAAGTAACGGCCTGATGTCTCACCATCGGGCCGTTGCGCTTTATTTTACCACTCAAGCGATCTAAAGCCAAATGATTCGCTGACAAATACGTTATCCAAATGGCAATGTATAGCCATAATCAGAGCAATAATGCCGTCCACTTTGGCTGACGGGTCTGCCTCGTTTTTCCTGACCTTCACGTTGCCGTTGACATCGGTGTAAACCTCGCAGTTTCCTAACTGCCATCCAACAAACGGGTTGCCATCGTGCTTGATTGCTTTCTTGAGAATCAGTTGCTCTGTAGTTTTGGACGGGTTTGACAGCATTGCCATGCCCTGACCAACCTTCTTTACAGGCAAACCCTCGGCGTACAAATTAGCCACCAAAGCAGCAGCGTTGTACGGGTCATAGCCAATTTCTTTGACACTGTGCTTCTCGCATTCCTGTTTGATATAGCTTTCAATCTCATTCAGGTCAGTTACGTTGCCGGGAGTGAGCCTTAGAATTCCACTTGCATGAGCTTGCAAAAAAATACTCTTGTAGTGGTTGGGAATCAGATCAATAGATTCTTCCGGCAAAAAGAATTGGAACTTGGCATAGAAATCTTCTTCGTTATACCTGTGAACCGTAGCAACAGCGTTCAAATCTCGGGTGTGTGCCAAGTCAAATGCAACAAATGTAGCTTCTGGTTTTTTTTCAGGAATTAGCTCAATTGACTCATCCCAATGTCTTCGGTCAACCCAAGCAGAGTTGGCCGAGACATAAATGTTCAACTGCTTGCACAAGAACTCGTTTAGGCTTGCTGGCTTGGCAGACGCTTCTTCAGCCATCTGCTGAATATGCTGAGTCGTGACCGATACCCCAAGCATCGGGTTCGCTTTGCCCCATACCGCAGGATCAGCCCAATTGTCTCCGGGATCAATGCTATAGAGTAGACCAAACCAGCGAAAGCTATCAGCAGAAGCGCCACGCAGGACAGTACGAAAGTGGGAAAGGTCTTCAAAGAACTTGGTTTCCTTGGTAAAGCTGGCAGTTGTCAGGTACATACGCAGCGGGTTCTTCCGTGCGCCCATACCCGAGTGCAACACCTCAATCGACTGTCTCTCAGTAATCTGAGCAGCCTCGTCAATCATGGCGCAAGACGGGTTCTTACCGTCACCTGTCTTACGGTTCTCCCGTGACAGCGCCCGATAAGTAGAGGTTGAGTCGCCGGCCTTTTTCAGTTCACTACGGTAAGCAATGAACTTAGCCCCCAACTCAGGCTTCATGTTTTCTACGATAGCCTTGGACGAATCAAAGCAAATACTCGCCTGATCCCTGTTGGTAGCCAAAGTAAAAACTTCAGCGCCAGCATCACCAAACTGCAACTCATACAGCGCGATGATGGACGCAATGGTTGTCTTGCCAGATTTTCTAGGCACAAACAAAATGACATCAGTGACATATCTATAGGTATGGTCTTTCCTGTCCCTGAACCCGTAGATAGCCGCCAAGTACATAACCTGAAACGGCTGTAGCTCAATGGATTTCCCGGCATCCGGGCCTTTGACATGGCGACAGAACTTGACGAATTTGAGGATGTGTTCAGCTTTGGCAGGTACAAACTCGTAAGGCGCATCCTTACGTTCGACCATATCCAAGAACCGTTGGCAAGCCAGTTTGACATCCTCACACGCCTGAATGTCACCCCTAGTTACCGCTACCGCATACTCAAACGCAGGGTTAAGCAGTGGCGAATAGCTCATCTACATCACTCACTTTTGCCTTCAACTTTGGACGACCACGGGCCACAAGACCTAGTTCAGCCAGCATCTTGATAGCCTTGTCAGCCATCTCAGTGCGAATCTTGAACCAAGCTGTCACGCCTTCGTTGTTGCCGTAGACCGTGACATGACCCATCTCGCGGATGTTGATTTCAGCGGTCAGCATACTGTCCACCGTGTTGACCAGAGTGCCAACCAGCAGTTCATCAGATGCCGTGAGTGTTCCTGTCGAGGCTTCGACTTCAGAACGAATGGCCGTTTCAAACGCTGCCCTGTCCCAAGTGGACGGGTCGTTTAAGTAGCCAAGAATGTGACGAGGTTTTTTTGCCATAAGTTTGTTACTCCTGTCTTATAGATTGTTGGTGGCCGGTACTGATTTCCGGCTTGGCCCAGTTCTCTGCGACCGGCTCGACCAAGTGTTGCACTCACTCGCGCATCAGCCTACGCATTCACCAACACGGCTGAGGACTCGTTGTGCGTCCTTCGATTAACGTGGCGACATCGGCCACTATCCTCATGCGTCTTGATGCGTAACGCAAGCGTACCACATTCAGGGAATTCCCACGCAAAATACTACCCCCTCTTGACTTTGTACCCCTACGGATTTGGC